AACGTGCTGTTAGATGGCTGCAAGATAAAACCACGATTTCCAGTTTCTTCACTAATTACAAGACGACCTACAATGTTTACCAATCCCATAACGTTTTCAATAATTTTTTCACGTATCTTAGGGATAAACTGGTTGTAAATTTGTCCGCCAGGCGTTTCGATTTGCCGTGTGGTTTCCCAAGCTGTATAAACTTTATTAACGCCTTCCCATGAATTCACATAACGAATTAGATCCGTAAGGAAAAATGAGAACTTATTGTAATCGCCCATTTCTGGAATACCCATTGCTCTACCGTCTTTAGTGCGACTCAATTTAGCCTTTTCACCAAGCCATGCTTGCTCTAATTCTGAGATGTTATCAATAACAATATTGTCATAGTCCTTAACATATTTATCATGTATTTCTTTAAGCATCTTCTTAAAACCGACCTCGGTATCATTCAGATCAGCGTAGACAATATCAATGTTTTCTTCTCCAGCAAGTACAATGGTTGTACGGTCAACATCAATCACTAACGTTCTGCCAGGTAAGTATTTAATGGTTGTTGTTTTCCCCGTTCCTGGTGGTGCATAGATTAATGCAGAGAAATTACTCCCTTTCTGTAATTCAGAAGCTTTTTTAATTTCCATTTTTCACCGCCTTTTTAGCCGTTTCACTAAACTTCACACCTTGCAACCCGATGTTTTTCGACGGAACATAGTGTGCGTAATCAAACTCATCAGCTCCCTCAGCTTTCATTAACTCTGCGATTTTAGTTTTGTTTGGTTCAACTTTGCATAGCTCAATTGGTACTTCTTCAGGCTTCGTTATTTCTAATTTCTTAGATGTATGAAATCTGAAATTGTTAACGACTCCATCAATCTTTTTAAGCTGCATTGATTCCATCGCTTCACCAATATAAGAAAGTAATGAATAGGCACGCTTTTCAAGTAATTGCGCTTCTGACTGTAGTTGTTTCGCAACTTCACGTTTAGCTTTGGCTTTGGCCATAATGTTTTTAATAACATAGCCCGTGTTTTCTGCTTTAACTTCAAATTCATCAGTGATTGATTCCAAAGTGTCTTTAAGCATTTCATAGTTTTCGTTTTCTGGATCAGATTCTATTTGATCCTGCAAAAACTCATAATTTGATTTAAGCTCGAATATTGTATTATCCATTGTGGTATAATATCCTTATCTATTTATATTTAGCTCCGTCTGCAAACGGGGCTTTTTTTGTGTTCGTCATTAGTACACCTCTACAAGTACCCCACCAGTTCGAAGTGGTGTAAAATTCATTGTCTTGCCTTGATAGAGCACTGTATCGCTTGTTCGTGTGATAATCCACTTTGCACCGTCGATTAGAGCAGTTTGAAGCGCAGCATCTGCTTCTCTTGATGTTAAAATTGTGTTTTTCATTTTAATTACTTCCTCCATTAAATTTCTGATAAAATTCATTGTTGATAAATTCCATCATCTCTTTATAATGAAATGACCATTTACCAGCATCAGCCGGATAAAATACCCAACCGCCATTTTCTATGGATAACTTTTTTACCATTTCTGGACGGTTTAACAAGTTCTTGATAGTTGTTCTTGAGCGGTTTGATTTTTTTATGAATACATCCATACCAACCCAACCGTCAAAGTCTTTTTCTTTAAGCTCTTGATATTCAACTTTATCTACAAGAATCTTATCTTCTGGAATTAAAACTGAAATAGTCGCTTGTACTTCAAGTGTTTGTTCCATGTGCTTTCCTTTCTAAGCTTAAAAGTCAAAACTCGTTGACCATTTAATTCTGTAATTTGTAATTCGTTCATGTTTCACCTTTCTAACTAGCTTTTTCAAGTCCACTTTTCGTGGACTTTTTATCTAAAAAAATATCATCAATTCGTTTATTGAACTTGGAAGCAATCAAGAACATTTCTGCCCCCCACCAATCACTTTCTCCGAGTTCTTTTTTTCGATAAGTTTCTGGCGTTGTTCCAATAAGTTCGGCCATTTCTTTTCGAGATATTTTTTTGTCTGCTCGTAGAGCGATTAATTCTTTTTCTACTGCCATACTGGCTCCTTTCTTAAATGTAGTTTAAATTTAATGTTTTTGTTATTACCCTCAATGCTATAATATCTTTAGAGTAAGCGCTACCTCTAATAGTGCTTACCCTAAAATATTATAGAAAGGAGGAATGAGATGAGTTTAGATATAAAACTCCCATGCGAGAAGGTCTTTGAAGCCTTTACAGATACGACGGCCTTATATAACCGTAAGTATGGAGAAGATAATGTAAAGATAAAAGACGAATTAGGGAATACCGTGCACCAAGCGAGAATTGTTAATTTTCCCGAAAAAAATGATATTTCTGAATTAATAGAATTTACTTGTTTCGACAATGACGACAAGCAAATAATTAGACTAATTCATTTTTCACAGTTTAATGTAACTTTCGAAATCTCGATGACGCCTTAACGTTTTAATTGGGTACATACTACTTTATATGGTGGACGAGGTTGACACACCTTCAACGAAACTTCTACAATGTATGTCTCTTTCAGGACTTCTAGTTTATCTAGAAGTCCTTTTGCTTTTTCGAATGAATCAACGCTTGCCAAAATTATAATACTTTCTTTCATTTTGTTCTCCTTTCTTTTAAATTAAATTTCTGCATACGCAGTAAGGGAAGTTCAGGAATCGAACCTGTTCGCCAGTCTTCCCTGCTCATTGTGAGCGATATCATAACTCCGTGATATAATGTAAGTGACTAAACTAAAATTATAGAATGGAGATTTTATGAACAAAATTAATTTTTTCTATGTCTCGATGCCTGGAGACCTTCCAATAACAACCCTAATCGGAGATAGTATCCCACGTAGCGCTAATATCACATTAGTTGCTGGACTAATACTTGATGACCAACCAGAGGATTACGAAATAGAAGTGCTAACGCCTCAATTTCCTGTTTTTTCTAAACAGCAGGTGCCTAGAGGAATCATCATTAAACTAGGGGATAGTGGATTAATAACAACACAGCTTACTATGGCTATCACTCTTAATAATGCAGTAATAAATCAAGAATATAATATGGAGATTAAATTATATAAAAATGGAAAGGTATTAGATACAGCAGATACAAAAATCTATATAGTGGGTGAAAATGATGTACACTGATCGTCGTGGAACCGAAATTGAACAAAATACTATAAACGAAACATTTACTACTGGAAGCATCACTGCTGGAGCTATTACTGCAAAAGAATTTAATGATGTTACTAGCACTCTAAGAAGCGATGTTAATGTCCTTAAGAATAGAGCAAATAATATCGACGAAAAACTTAATGATAAATTCTCAACTCTGGAAAAAAGACTGGATGAAGAAATCGCCGATAGGAAAAAAATATCTGAAGATATAGTGTCCAACACCCGCTGGCATATCACGCAATTTATTGCAATAATCATGGGAATGATTGGATTTTTTGTAACTTACTATACAACAGTAATAAGTAAATAGATTATTACTCTACAATCATTAGCAATATATTTTTTGTAAGAATAATCCATTTTCCCTCTATGTCAATCATTTTTTGCGTCTCAATTTCGTTCTTTAATTTATTGAGCGCACAATCATCAGCCGAAAAACTTACAGAGAAACCTGGTGCCATATAAATTGTACATTTATTATTCATCAAACAACTATTGCTCCTTTCCGCCCCTCTGGGGCTTTTTATTTGCCAAGCTTGCTACTTACGTCGAGGTGAATACGCCGTGTACCTACAGTTGCAACATCATTCCTTCCTCGTACTAAATGCTGCTATGTTTGTTTGCTCGTTTGACTTTATGAGTTAATTATAGTCCACTTTTCGTGGTTTGTCAAGAAAAAAACGCCTTTTAACTAAAAAAGTTTGCAAAACGTGGTTTTTTCTTATATAATGTGTTTATGGAAATTGAACAAATCAATAAATATGTAGGTTCTAAAATTAAAGACTACCGAAAATCTTTTGGCTTGAGTCAAGAAGAACTGGCAAAAAAAATAGGAGTCGGAAAAACTACTATATCTAATTATGAGGTAGGTATTCGTTCTCCTAAGAAGCCTCAAATGATAAAACTTTCAGAAGTATTTGACATTGCAATTGACGACTTCTTCCCTCAAACCGATTCAACAAGGATAAACCTTTCTACAACTCTATCCGAAATTAACAAAATCAGTTCACAGCTCGAAGAGCCACGACAAAAAATCGTTTTAGAAACTGCAAATATTCAATTAAAAGAACAAGATGAACAAAACAAAGTTAAACAAATAGAAGATTATCGTTTAACTGATGAATATCTTGAAGAACAAATAAGTAAAGCTAGTGCTTATGGTGGTGGACAGCTTAACGACAATGATAAAGAATTCTTCAAACGTTTGTTGAAAAATACTCTTAAAGAAAAAATTGATAAAGGCGATTTATGAGTAAACTTAGAGAGCTTTCTCGAGAGCTTGGTGCTGAAATTATATATTTTATTCCATCAGAAAATGACGTTGTTCTAATTGATGATATTAAAGGGTTGTATCTTCCTGAATATAATATCATCTATATTAGAGATGATTTGACTATAGTAGAACAAGAAAATGTTATTCTTCATGAATTAGGGCACTGTTACTGTGGACATACCCATTATAACTGCCATTCTAAAATGTTTGAGAGTAAGCAAGAGGCACAAGCGGACCGATTCATGATAGTTTACAGATTCAATGAATGGCTCTCAAACTGGGATTTTGCACCAGAGCCAAATGAAATTAATATCAATCAGTTCATGGATGCGTATGAACTAAATAATAAACTTAAGTGGATATGCGAATCAGTTATTGAAGAATATACCGCTGAATATCATGAAGCCATTTAAATAAAAACTACGAGCAACATCTTGATTCTCGTTAAAAGCTAGGTTAGGAAATATAAACTTTATGGAAAATAGAAAAACTCCTAAAACAAAAAAACCAATCTATAAAAGAGTTTGGTTTTGGATTGTAGTTATCGTGTTAATTTTCGCTATCAAAGGAATGGGAAGCGGGAAGTCAGATGATAAAAATACAAGTTCAAAATCAAAAGAAACCTCACAATCATCAACTGAAAAAGATGAAACTAAGGTTACTTCGAAAAGTTCTTCAGAAAAACCAAAAGCTTCTTCTAAGTCAGTTTCTGCAACACCAGTAACGTTTGAGGAAATTGTAAAGGCCTATCAAGCAAATGGAGCGGCCGCTGATGATACATACAAAGGTAAAGTGCTAGAGTTCCAGGGAACTGTTTCAAAAGTAACGAAGGCAGTATTCTCTGGAACCGATGTAACGATTGATGCAGGTAACTTCACAGATAATCAATTCATGGATACTACTGCAACAGTTAACATGCCTAATGACATCGCAAAAAAATTAGTTTCAGGACAGACTTATACTTTCCAAGCGAAATTAAATGATGCAACCGTAATGGATAGCGGATGGGTACAAAATCTAAGTTTGAGCAAAGGAACAATAAAATAAAAAAATCCGCCCAACTTTGGCGAGTCCCGGGCGGATTTAAACTATAAAGTAGTACAAAAGCTTTTAACAAGCTTTTTACTATACCATTTTATCAGAAATGAGGTATAAAAAGCAACAGTGGCAAGATATATTAAACGAGGTAAATCATGGCAATACGAAATATCTTACAAAGATACTGACGGAAAATATAAAAAACTTAGAAAGAGCGGTTTCCCTAAAAAGGCGGATGCGATTTCAGAAGCTGGTGAAATTGAAGCAAACCTTGCTAAAGGATTTTATACCGTAAGCCAGGATGTTTTACTCACTGACCACTTTAAGCAATGGATAGAAATATTTAAAAAAGGGAAAGTATCAGACGGAACTTACAGAAAATACCTTTATACACTATCTGTTCTAAAAAAACACTTCTCAACAGCAACGATTAAAACAATGAACCGTGTAAAATATCAAGAGATGTTAAATGAATTTGCTGAAGGGCATTCCGATTCATCTGTAAAACAAATCAATGTTCATGTAAGGGCAAGTTTAGAAAATCTACTTGATGATTTCATTATAAAAAATGATTTTACAAAAGGAGCAATCTCTAAAGGCGGTAAAGGCACCAAAAGTGCCGAACTAAAATATTTAGATTTTCAAGATTTTACAAAACTAATTGCATTTGCTAAAGAAAAGATAAATCCTATTTACTCCTCATCGTTCATGATATACATTGCTGCTATGACAGGTATGCGATTCAGTGAGCTTTTAGGACTGACATGGGATAATGTGGACTTTGAAAAAGGACAGATATACGTAAAAAGGACTTGGGATATTTATAAAAATAATTTTGCACCAACTAAGAATGACCAATCTGTACGTTTTTTAGCCGTTGACAGCTCGACTTTGCAAGTCATGATAAATTATAAGGAACAGCAAGAAAAGCTCTTAAAACGGCTCGAAATTAAGCCAGAACACCCTTTTGTATTCTACAATATCAAGAATGGATTGATAACTAATAATTCACTCAATAAACAGCTAAGAAATATGTGTAAAAAATTGGGATTTGAGAAGACAATTACTTGCCACGGATTAAGACATACTCACGCTTCTACCATGCTCTATAAAGGAATAAATATCTTATATGTTTCTAAAAGACTCGGTCATAGTAGTTTGAACGTGACGATGTCAGTATATTCTCATATCCTAAAAGAACTTGAGGAAAAAGATAATGAGAATATCAAAAAAATCTTTAGTGAAATAAACAATAAGTAATTTGGCACAAATTTGGCACAAATCATAAAAAGAGCAACAAAAAAGCCTTGCTACGAAGGCAAGGCAAGGTTTGGCACCATGATCCGAGGGGGAAATCCGTGCTTATCATTATCGTAATAAGCTGATAATATCAACGTTTCTTAATCAGATACTATAATAAAAATGGCTATTTTGAAGTAAGTAATTAAAACTTTTGGCACAAAATTTGGCACATTTATTTATGGTTCTTGCTGGACTCGAACCAGCGACCGAACGGTTTTAATTAAAACTTCCTAACTTACTAGCAAGTGACTTTTTTAATTTTTCTAATTCTATCAAAGTATGTTGGTCATATTCATCCATCGGAGTTTCTTTTGAGTACTCAGAATATATATTATTGATATAAGAATTTAATTCGTTAAGAGATATATTAGCAGCTTTACTAAAGCCTTTATTATATCCATTTTCAATTTTTTCGTTTGTTTCTCGCCTTACTCCATCTAGAATTTCGTCTATAAATTTGACCATTTTAATTACTCCTTTTAAATTTATATTTAATATTAATATTTACAATAATTATATTCCATATAATTTTTTGTCAACATATAATTTAAAAACACCGTCACTTAGTCAAGAACGATGCTTTATGAGTTATTTATAACCTTAATGTAAAAGGTAAGATTATTATATAACTTTCCGCTTCCGTTGTAAAATAAAAATGCCCCGGAGGGCGAGAATGATTTTAACACTTAATTAAAGCTAAAATATTTTGAAATATGCGAACCGAATTTACCAACTTCACTGTATGTTTCTTCAACTATTTTTACTTTCGATTTATCACGATGATTACTTGGGATGAACAAATGATATGGATCTAATAATATTATTGTTAAATATTGTTTAGGGACTTTATATTCATCAATTTCAACAGAATATACAGTAATTACGCGAAAAGAGCCTCTTCCAACAAGAACAACATCATTATCTATGATATCTGATTTTCTAAAATCCTCCTCAACAGAACAATACTCCTCATCAGGAAGATAACAGGAGATAATTTTTTTTAATCTATCTCTATTTTTATCTGTGATAAAAATTTCCTTAGAATCTCTATTAACTAATTCCGGATGGGATAAAAGTTTTTCAATAGCACCTTTTACATTTGGTGCTATCATAAGCTTATCATCTGGTAACATGTTTGAAAACTTAGATTCTGGCAAATTAATACTCGAAAATGAGCTATCTCTAAATCTTATTTCCGCATCTACATTTGAAACTCTAATGTTTTGTTTGTTATAACTATTATGAAACAACCCGCCATTAAATACTTTTACTGATGGATTCACAATATTTTTTATTTCAAATTTTATATTATGCGCCGACATACTTCTCTATATATTCTTCCACAATTTTATCATTGTCCATCTTTATGTGCTTTTCACCTACTCGATAAACATTTGACCAACTCGTATCCTGATGGGTTCTTTCAACAAGTCCAAAATCATTGACTTCATTCATTTGAGTAATTAAATCATTGATAAAAAGTATCACATCCTTTTCCTGTGATGTATTACCTAAAAATTCTTTTTTTTCAAACCTATCATATTTATAATCAGACCAAACTTCACAATCAACTGGTCCATATTGCCATGCTTCAAAATTGGCATCAAATAATCTACTTGGATATTTTTCAAATTCATCATCATCATATTTTAAACTACCATAAGTAGCACCATAATAAGCATAAAGCAAATATAGTACCTTTAAGACTCTGATAGATGAATTTATCTCAATTTTAGATAAAATATGGTTGACTAATATTTTCTTATCGCTAAAAAACACATCCGTTTCAGGCGTAAATTGTAACATACTAATAACCTCCTTAATTTATCCTATAACCAATTATAAACACAATTTATAAACTATTGCAAGTATAACCTATGTATTCTACTATTATTTATTTTGTTTGTCAATACCATAAATAACAAAAAACGCCCCAGTTAGGAAAGGGACGCTTAGGAATAAACTTTTAGAAAAGTTTTAATTTGGGATAAAAGTATTATATAACTTTCCGTTCTTTTTGTAAAGAAAAAGCCCTGACCGAAGCCAGGGTTAATTTTAATAATTTAAAGTTTGACCAGCATAAATCAAGTTAGGGTTTGAAATACCATTCATTGAAACTAGACTTCGAACAGTTGTTCCTAGACGGCTGGCAATTGATGAAAGATTATCGCCTGAGCGTACTGTGTAAGTTCGTGATGTAGCCCCAGATTGACCTCCTGTGAAGCGAATAACCTGACCAGTATAAATCATGTTCGGATTAGATAAACTGTTCTGACGTGCCAATTCTTGCCATGTCGTGCCCCAATTTGAAGCAAGGACACTAAGTGTATCACCTTGTTTTACAATATAACTTTTTGAGGTTGTTGCAGGTTTGCTAGTGGATGCATCAATAGTTTCAACATTATGAACAGATAACCAGCTCATAATACCATCAAGCAAGACTGTATTACCGTTCTTCTGGATGATTTTATGTGGTTTACCTTTTACCCATTGAGGAATTGTTTCTCCTGTGGCATAATTCGTAGCACTAAAGTTTACTTTAACCGTCATTCCAACTTCTACATCATTGCCTTTAACTTCATTGGCTTCTTTACCACTGTCAATGGCCGTTGTAACAGTATTGGGTTTAACTTCTTGCCCTTTTTGTTCTCCATATCCATTATCTGTGATTCCTGTTAAGTCAACATTCCCATCAAGTCCGCCAGCGATATAAGTGGACGTAAATTGATAAACCCCAACATCTTCCATCGTTGGGAAAAAGCTGTAGTTGGGCCGTGGTGTAACGTTATAATCTGGATATACCGCAATCCATAATGAGTTAGGAAATTCTTTGATGATTTGCTTGTAATCAACGTTTGCCAACGTATAAGGCTTGTATGAATAATACATTGGAGTATATCCTGCCGCTTTAATGCGCCGCATTCCATAAAGAATCGCATCAGTATTGGCTTGCTTATCCCAACTTGCCCCACTCTCATAATCTAGAGCTACAATAGAATTTTTAGGAGTTTGAATCTTGGGTAAGTAGCGGTCAAGTGCTGCTTTTGCTACTTCTTGGGAACCTCCGACTTGATACCAAATATAAGTGTGCGCTCGTTTGCCTTGCGCAATTGCCGAAGCTACCTGTGTTTCATAAGTGGCTTGGTCCACAAAGGTTCCGCCATAAGTTCCGCCAATTTGAGCAATCGCAAACTTATCATGAGCATAACCAAAATTACCGTAAGTTCCGTTATATTTTGACCAATCAACCCCCTGATCACCGACTGCGGCAAAAACTGGTCCACTTGCTGCGACAGCAAAAAAAGCCACCATCGTGAGAGCGGCTCCTTTAATTATTTTTTTCATTTATCATCCTCCGTAGCTTCCTTCTCAATAACATCCGTCTTAGAACTTTTTGATTTCAAATAATTCACAAGTTCTTGAAACATCGGATTAACTTGGCAAATCAATTGAATCATTCGTGCGCCAAAGAAAACAAGTGAACCGTTGATAATCCAATTTACTTCATTTTCATAAGCTCTTGAGCTTGAGAAATGCCAAAACTCAAATACAATCCAAAACAAAGCGATTGTTGTTAAATCAATAATGATTCTTTTCCTCAAAGGTGGGTCCATTTTCTCCCCATCTTTTAACCATGTCAGTCCTAAAATGATTAAGATTAGTCCTGAAACTCCCAATAATTGATACTCCAATTTATATTTTCCTTCCATATTAAAAACCTATCCATTGATAGGTTTGTTATTTTATTAATTATTTACAATTTATTCAAGAACTTCTCTCCATGCTTTTCCCTCCATAAATACCTTTCATTTATCTGTCATTATTGACAGTTTTTTATTAATTTTTGAACCATCATATAGTTTAGGATAACCATTAAAAGTCATAAATAATCGTGCCACTCCAACTATCGCTGGTTGAGCTTGAAGCAACTGTGTTAAGAGCAATTTGTTGATTATTACCAGCAGTGACCAAGTGAAAAATACCGCTATTAACTGCTCCATTATGTAGACCAGCAATTCCCCTTGCCTCTCGTTTTGGAAAAGGAATGCTTGAACTACTAAAAACTGCTAAATCACCTACCCCTAAATTATCCTTTGATGGGGTAAGATTTGTTATTTGGATAATACACAAATTCATAAACTTGATAATATTAATTGTTCCACTGGAAAAGTTAGCGCCTAATCCAGTAGTGACTGTGGTCACATCCACAGCCGCACTTCCTAAAATTGGGGATGTAAAAGTTTTAGTACCAGCGATTGTTTCGTCTCCAGTGTTGTGAATAACTTCAGACTCGTTGGCTTTTAAAGCTAATTTACTGTCCGCTTCAGTCTTAGAATAAGCCCCAACTTGACTAGCTGTTACTGCATGCGGGTTTGATTTGTTAGCTGTGTGTGCATTAAACTCCGTCTTAGTCGCTTGTTCGTCATTCGTAACATCCGACAAGCCCACATCCTCTTTAGTAACGTGAGACTTGGCAGCTGCTTTGGTTAGACTTGGAGTCATGACTGTGTCATTACTTTCTCCTGCCAGTGCTTCTTCTTCAGTAGCCGCTGCATAATTAGGAACATTACCAAGACCAACTTGTTCGGCTGTAACACTGTGAGGATTAGTTTTGTCAACGATATGACCTTGCAAACTCGTATTAGTTTGATCAATTCCTTCTTCAATATGGTTCATACGGTTGTCAGTAACTACCGCACCATTTTCAATATTTTCTTCTTCAGTTTTTAGAGCATCATACTGGTTCCAGATTTGCTTTTCATAAGCCATTATTCCGTCTCTCCTTCCTGATAGCTACTTATTATGACTTTCATTTTTGCATTTTCTAATTCTAGTTCCGCAATTTTTGAAGACAATACGCTAATTAGTTTTTCCACATCAATTTGTTGATTCATTATTTTCCTCCTCTACACCACCTAGTAATCCCTGAGCATGTGCTTCAAGTAAAATATCATTATTAATACTATCCTGAATCATTAACCTGTCATTCTCATATCCTCTTCTTTTCGCTTTAATTTCCCATGTAAACTCCACATTTGGGTTAGAAGATTTTACGATGAAATATTTAGAGTTACGTTCTGATACGAAAACAACTGCATCTGAATATGCTTGCAAGAATACTTGATACTCATAGTCTTTTGTATTCACAGTATCTGAGTACAAGACATCAATGGGTACCCTTACTTCTCCATCCTCGTTTGTTACTGCTGTACCTATATCTCCCAAATATGACTCAGCCGTTTCATAGGCAGGTGTAGCTCTTACTCCATCACGAGTTACATGAACAGCATTTTTAGTTCCTAATACACTAAGGTCACCCCAAAAATAAGAATGTCCTTGAAAACCAAGGTTATATTTCCCCGAATTTAGGCCTCCACTACCTAGATTAAAATAAGCACCACTATCTTTAACTCCTAGCACAATCCCAGTTTTACCGTCTATACTTATACCTCCATTATTTTCAGAAAGTATATCTAGAGAAATCTTTCCAATTAAATTAGATTCAGTACTGATGAAATTTTGATAAAACTTAAATGTCCCGTCTTGAACGATAAAACCATTATTTTTTGAATCTAGGGATTGAAAATAGCTTTTATCCAAATCAAATCTAATTTTGGAATCAGCGCCTGCTATATATCCCTTTTGGAATTGCACTGCTCCTGTATCCAGATTCATACTTAAATTTCTACCGCTTAATGTTCCTGTAGAAATATTTGAAGCATTTAGGTTTATGACATTGATAGTGGAGGCATCCAGGGTACCAGCACTAATTTTTGATGCACTGAGGCTACCAATCATGGCATCTTTGATGATAGCATCATCAATACGAGTCTGCTCAGTTAACCAAATCTTAGCTCCGCTTATTTTTAACCACTCTTTACCATCCATTTCTTCGGAAAGGTTGATTGTTTTAACAATTTCGTCTGACGGAACTGAGTTATCAATCTTCTCTTGTATCTCATCGGACAATCTTGTTGAAGTAGTCATTACCCAATCATAAGTGCCACCTTCTAATTTCGAGTAAACCCATATTTCATCATCTGGTCCATTCTTTTTAAACCAAATATCTCCTTCTTTAGGATAAGGCGGTTCTTCCGTGCCGTCATAGACTGAGTTTTTCCCAGCTGCATCAAGCCTTGAGTTGATATTCTTAATGATTTGATTCATTGGAGGAGAATAGGCTGAAACAGTTTGTGCTGATGAGTTAGTGTTAGCAGAACTTACTGCTGTAAGCCCTCCACTAAAGGTCAGCGTGTAACTCAGATTAGGTGCCTTAAAACTCGTGCCATCTCTGTCTGTTAAGGTGAGCCAATCGCCCATCTCAAGTGCTGGATTTCCTCGCCAATTCAGAGTAAAAGGATAAAAGTTAAGGTCTTTGACTTTCTGATAAATATTATCCAACTGGGACTGTGTCATGACTTTATTGTCAAGAACAATTTGTGGCCCTGTGTTACTTCCAGAGGTATAAGTAACTTGCTCATCTCCGCTTTTACTCTTAACAGAAACGGTGCAAGAAATCCCTCCGACTTTATACATTAACTCGTTTTTAGTCAATCCTTTTTGAAAATATTCATAAGGAGAAACACTGAACTTAGGATCAATCAACTGCTTGACTTCAAGCTCATTAGTGCGATTGAATCTTGCATAACCTGCTTCAAATTGAGCAATTAACCCTATGGCTTGTCTATAGGTGTAACCTTCAGGTTTTCCTATTGTAGTGGTACTAATCATGGAGAAGTTTGTCTCATTGATTTTCATACCACTTTTATTAGCAATCTCTAGAGCCACATCTCGTATCTTTGCGGGGTATTTCAACTCTGAAACATACTCATCTTCCATAAAAAGAAAACGATCACTCGCTTCGAGTGTCGTCTTCTTTTCATTCCTATCTGGATCACAAGTTGTGACATAAAACGTCCCAAGCGGAACATACTCATAAACCGTCGGTTTATAATGGATAAGCTTTGCACTTCCCACTTGTGCGCTACCTACTTGTGCTGGAGGTATATTAGTATAGTTAAAATCAGCATCATAAGTTGCAATACCTACTTCAACTATCACCTCATCTAATTCTTTAATCCCTTCAACAATTGAACAAAATTCAATCTTTATTGAATTTGAAAAGGTTGAACCAATTTGAAAGGTTTCACCAGAAATCGAACCTCCTGTGAAAACCCAACTATTGATATCTTTTTTTGTATAGACTGTATCACCAATCTTTATCCTTGTTTCAAACCTGCGATTCTCTGCCTTCATTGCATCGTTAAATTCAGTAGAAACATTGAGCATCTTACATCACCTACTTTTCTATTAAATTAACGGACAAGTTTTCCCATTTCATTGACTGAAATTTATCATTCCACGAATAAGAAGGCATAGTAGAATCTCCAGCATAAAACGTTTTACTTCGTTGGCGACCAATTTGTGGATCAGGATAAATAACAACAAAGAAAGGCTGATTGATTCGCTGAAGGATATCTGATATTTCAGAATCACTTAACGGGCCCCACTTAATTGTTAATTTTGTTTTTTGGGCAATGACATCTCTGACCATTTCCCCATTTGCATTTCTCCCTGAAGAATCCGCATCAATGGTTGAAATATCAACACTGAATTCTTTCGGTGTTTTTACCGTTACTCCGTTAATTTGTAATACGCCTGCCATTGATACCTCCTTTATATATTTAATTCGCTGTAACCGAGTTGTTGATGGTACTTATTGATTTCAGAAACGGCAATTCGTCCAAATTCTCGACCACCAATATTAATAACAATGTCTCCATTGGAAGCTTGTGAAGATTGCGCTCCTAGCGATTGAACAAGCATCATGATTGCACTTGTCAATGAACCATTCATATTTGCGAGCCCATATCCAGAAACACCTTGGTTATTACCATTGATTGTTGAATTACTGTAGTCTACAGGCTTTTCATTAAACAGTTCAGGCAACTGCAAAGTTTCAAAAGCTTTAAAATCGCTTGAAGAATTATACGGGTTGTACTTGGAAGGTACAACCATTTCTCCTTCATGAATCATAGCAAGCTGATCTTCTGGAACATAAGGCGTTCCCTTAGCATAACCATGACCATGTCCAATTACTTGAAGCATACCAGGATCACCATAACGTCCTTTAGCATAATGAATTGCTGCCAAGGCATTATCAAACCCATTGAAAATATTGCCATGTCCTGGGAACTTATTCGCATTAAACGTTGCTGAGATAGTCTGTAAAAGACCTTTTGCCAAGTCACCAGTAATTGTATTAATATCAGTATATCCACCTTGTACGGCTTTCTCATTACCTCCTGATTCACTTTGTACTTGTCTTAGCCAAGCATTGACATAGTTTTCAGAAGTTGATACACCGTTCATTGACAGAGCTTTTTTAATAACTGGTCGCCAACGTTCTACACCAGTTCCTGATGGACTTTCTGAGCCTTCTGAGAATGCCTTTTTAATCATTCCCATCGCTCCGTTAGCTATGGTAGATATCCCACCAGTAGCAATAGATAACGCTGGTTCAACCGCTTTTGAAAGATTAGTGAACTTGCTTATTGCAATCTTTAAAATCTTTTCTGGATGAGTCGCATAGTCCCAAATATCGCCAACCATTTCTTTAGCTTGGTTCCATTTCTCACCCATCCAATTACCGATACCATTTGCATAAGCAGGCATTCCTGACATTGCTTTCGCTGTTTTAGCACCGCTCAGTACTTGGGTTCCTTTTGGTAAATCAACCATGAGGTTTCTCACTTTAGGGAATAAACCAGTCTTGCCATCAGGAGTGCGATACATTTCTTGCCATTGACTTCCTGAACCATCATTTACAAGCGCTGGTCCTCCTGGGTGTCCATCTGTACCATTTGCATAAGCGTTAAATGTAGGTACTTTCCAATGCCCTAATTTATTACCTGAACCAACCTTATTAAGAATCCAGTTAATACCATCGATTACACCATTGACAGCCCCACCAATTACACCAGCAATACCATTACCGATTGCGGCTGCACCTTTTTTAACAGCATGAACTCCTTTTTCGAGTCCATCACCTATTTTTTTACCCATGCCTGAAGCCCATGAAGCAACATTATCAAAAGCATCTTTTGACGTTTTTTTAATGTTAGAGGCATAGCCTCCCATTTTATCTTTCATAGTAGACCAAGCATTTGAAGCGTTATTTTTGGCAGTGTTCGCAGCATTAGAGACTGATGTTTTAACATTTCCCCAAGCACTACTTGTGTTACTCTTGATTTCTCCCCATTTTGTGCTAGCCTTACTGGCAATAGAATCTGCTACATCATGAACTGATTTTTTTGTAGCATTCCATTTTGTGGATGTCCAATTTTTTACATTATCCCATGCATCAGAAGTTCCTTTTTTTACTTCGTTCCACTTCGTAGAAACTTTGTTACCAATGGATTCCGCTGTATCACTAACTGATTTTTTTGCAGCATTCCATTTTTCAGAGGTCCACTTTTTGACGTTGCCCCATGTATCTGATGTTATTTTGGATATATTTGACCACGTATTACTTACTAATTTTTTAGCATTATCTACTGCAGAACCGATTGCATTAGTGATACCTCCCCATAACTCAGTTGAAACATCTAATATTTTTTGCGTTTTGTCAGAAATACTTTTCTTTAGACCGTCCCAAATTCCAACTATTAGACTAGAGACGTTCCCTATAAGGCTAGAAATACCATTTATTAGGCCCTGAATCAAGAAACTACCTATTTCAGCAAATACTGTAGACGGTGAATGAATACCAAATAACGACTTAACTGCATTTATAACTGGATCTACTAGATTTTCCTTAATCCATGAGCCAATATTGCTTAAACTATCACCGATGCCTTTAAACAAGCCATCTATAATATCAGTTCCGATTTTTATAGCAGATTGCAAAAAGTTTTTGTTTTTAGCTAACCAATCACCCAGAGCATTTAGGACATCAGCTACACCCTGTAATTCATTTACTAAATTCTTACCGACCCATTTTGCAATTGGTTTTAAGAATTTTTCCCAGAGCCATGTAAACAAAGGTTTTAAAACTTCTATTACTCCATTAATTACCTTTAATGCTCCTGCTAATACATCTAGAAACACTGGTATAGCATCTTCTATTGTATATTTAGCAAGAGGTAGTAAAACATTTTTATATAACCATTCTAAACCAGCACCAATATTATCAGCTAATGGCCGTATACTCTTCAAGAGCTTTTCTACACCTTTTAACAAAGGCGAAAAATCTAGCTTTTTAGCCCAATCCGCACCAGCTTTTGTCATATTTTTCAGATGCTTAAGTAAATCATTGACAATTCCTAAGATATCGGAAAATATTTTCTTACCTGTCCCAGCTTCATCCCAGGCTTTTTTAAATTGCCCAGCGAGATTTCCTATACCATCAAACAGATTCGTAAAAATCTCTAGGATATTGGCTGCTATTTCCTCACCAGTTCCGTCATTCCAAGCTTCTCTAAATGATTTAGCGATTGAATGAAGTAGTTCAAGAATACTATTGAACATGTCAAAAATGGATTGAATCAGCCTTGTTCCTCTACCGTCATCGTTCCATGCATCTTTAAAAGCTTTAGCAATATCTCCGATGATTCCAAAGACATCTGCTAAAAGTATGAGAATGTTTTCAATGAACTTCTGACCTGTGCCATTAGTCCATACTTTCATGAATGATTTACCAATTGAAGAAGCTAAACCGATAACTTCTCTCAAGGCATATTTCCATGCATCAATAACTTTTTGCCCTTGGTTTTTCCATGCATCTTGAAAAGGCTTGAAGAAATCTTTCAACAACCCTTGTATATCCTTCATCCATTTAGGCGTTGAGTAATTGCCCATGGCTTTATTGAAATCTACACCAGGCGCTTTAGGGCTTTCTCCTCCAGCCTCATCATCAGGCGTAGGCGTTTGATCCTGCAATCCAATGCGGTTAATCTCATCAAATCCCATAAGAGAGCGTTGAAGTTTCTCTACCTTTTTCTGCGCTTTAGAAGCAGATGAACCCGTATCATTCATTGCCTGAACGTTATTATAAAGTCCCTCAGCTCCTTTTTTAGAAGCCTGATAAGTTGTACCGAATAAACCAGAAATGAACGCAGCAAGCTGTCCTGTAAGTGTAGCAAGTGCGCTCATCATGACATTGATAGCTGGTAGGATGGCCGTATAAATCGGATAAAAGGCGGTCAGTAAATTAACTTTAATTTGATTCAGTGAGTTAGAAAATTGATCGTTCGTTTTAAGAGCGCTCATCATTCCACCAGCTAATTTACTAATGGCTCCACCAATTAATTGATAGACAATTAAGGATGGTAACAAGTATTTCATTGATTGTAAAAAGGCATTGTTACCCATAGACATTCCACGAGTACCTTGTGTGACTTTATTTGAATTTCTCGAAAAGAGATTACCAAATTTCCCTAGCACACCAAATGAATTTTTTAATCCGTTACCTATCCCCCCAGCTCCATGAGAAATAGAGTTGGACATCCGGTTGAAAACTCCACCGTATTTAGAAACTGCTCGCTCAGATTGTTTTAAACCTGTTCCAGTCATACTTGCACCAGATGCTGCCGTACCTGTAGCCATTGACGACTGACTAAGTACTGCATTAATACGACCAATAGCTTTCCTTAATGATTCCGCACGCTCTTCTGTTTGTTGATATTCTTTTTGCAAAATATCGTTACTGCTTGCTAATTTTTGCATTTTATCAGATTGTGCTTGAATTTTTTGAGCTGTCTTCAATGAATCAGGGGTATCAACATTCTTAAATCCCTTATCAAAACTTCCAACTGGTTTTAATTGATATTGATATTCCTTTTGTAAAGCTCGGACACTTTCACGCATGGTATAATACTTTGCTTCATTTGCATCCATCACTCTTGCAATACGTTCCAAAGATGAAGGAACCGCATCAAACTCCGCCTTCATTGACCTAGCAAGACTCTTTGCTTGGTCTTGATATTTAATCATTGATGCCTGAGCCCGTGCAATCTGGTCATCATATCTAACCGTTTTGCCAGTGTCTCCTTGACTAAAAGCACTTTGTCGCTGCGTCTTAAGATAAGCAACTTTTTCTTGTGCAGCTTTAGCCTGCCCCATTTTTGCATTGATGTCGTTAATCATGGCATCAATCTCTTTATTCATCTTAGGACGAGCCTTTTTAACTCCGTTTGATAAATTAGTTCCAACAGTTTCAGATGATTTCTTAGATGTGCTTTCAAGATTATTCATAACCTTTTCAAAAGTCTGGTTCATCTTTTCAAGATGTTTCTGAAATTGAGTAGCGCCTTTATCCATACTCATATTTTCCTCAGTCTTTTTCATAGACTGGCCAGTGATATTTTCTAATTTACCCATTATAGATTCAACTTTAGGTAATACTTTATCAAGCGCTTCTTGCATCTTAACTGTGTTGGCATCAAACAATATTTCAAGTGTTTCTAACTCCATATTCTCACCTCCTTACTAATTAATTTATATTCTTGGCTTGTTTCCTTTTGCGAGTTTCTTGAATAAGCATTGCATTTTGTCTCATGATCTCTTGATCACTTAACATTTCTTTTTTACGCACCTCTTCTTCAGAAACAGCTTCTTTTACTTCTTCTTTAATTTGTTTCAAAAATGGATAAGCTTCCTCAAACTTTGGAAAGTTTTTAGGATCGTTAAAAGCAAAAATAGCCATTCTTTGTTGAGAGTAGTCAAACATAGCTTGTTCTCTCAATTTATTTTCATGTCTTTTTTTATTTGCCTCTACTTGGACCATGATTTCATCAAAAGTCATACTCCAATACTCTGTTGAAGAAATACCCGCCTCAACAGCTTGCGGGTAGAGTTCATTTAACATATCCGACAAATTATTATAGGTTTTTACAGGATGTCGTTGTCCACTGTCGGTTCGCTGTCCAGAGATTCGCCATTTGTCGCTTCTTTCTCCGTTTCCTTCTTGCCGAAAAAACCAGCTTCATCAAGGAGTTCTTGAATAGTTTCAAACAGATCAAAGGTAGTATTTCCTGCTTCAATGAAACGCTCAAATGCTGCTACTAAATCAGAATCTGAAACACCGCTCGTTTGGTTTGCGCCTTGAAGGACCATCAACAATTTATTAGTTCCAGGCAATTTAAAACCACCTTGACCATTTACAAAAAGACCCATGAGTGACTCATCTAGTCGTTTTTCAATAGCAATAATTGCTTTACCACTCAAGCGCAGTTGCAGATTCAACCCACCAAATTCAAATTGTTTTGTGTTAGGCATTTTTACGATATTTCCTTTTGTCATTTTTGTTTCTCCAATTTCTATATTTATAAAAAATAAAAAGGCTAGCCACTCTGACTAACCTTCAATTGCTAAATTATTGGCCACTGCCAGCTGGTGCTGGTGTAAAGTTAGGCCCTTCCGATACAACCACTACTAAGTTAAAGCCAAGTGCTTGGTTGACTTCAACACCATCAAATTTATAGGATGGTTGACCTGTAAAGTCAACTTTCATACCATCAGGATAAGTCACTGTCCAATCTACTGACTTACCAGCTTTTACCAACGTATCAACATCTTTGAAGTTGTCCCCTTGATAAATGATTGCAAACTCCAAATTATCTGAATCCTGAATCCCTGCAATATATGCTTTTTTAGCTGAACCTAAGTGGGTAACATCTACTTTTTCTGGGTCAGAGCCCATTGCTGGAATAGATTTTACTGCTGCGACAGGTTTTGAAGTTGCACCATCTTTATAAGAAAGGACTGTATCTTTTGAAAGTAATCCTGCTACTGTTGCCATATTTATGTTCTCCTTTTATTTCGAATAAACGTATTTTGTTTTATTATCCACGATTGCGGATAGTTCAATAATGACACGCTTTAAATCTGCTGTATTCGCATCTCTTTGTGTGCCTGTAAAACCAATATCACCAAATTGTTCAATGATATTATTAACGATAGTGGTCAAACTACTTTTAGAATATAATTCAATTGTGATTGACCATTTTGTTTGAAGTTCCTCTCCACTTCCATCTACAAAATGTGGATTATTAACCGTTCTGTAAATAGCTGTAGGAAAGTCATTCCAAGTTGATGGATAATCAGTTGCTACTTTTTTAATCTCAGATATACCATTTAAAATGGAAACAGTAGCAACTTTAATATTTACTCTTTCCATTATTTAAGCTCCCTCAATTTCTTTTGGACATGCTCTTTGTATATCTCAGGCATTTGCGGAAGTATTTCTTTCAATGATGGATATAAGAAAGGCCTTGCTGGTTGACCACTTGTGATGTAGAATTCTTTGCCTTGAATGGTAATCTTAGGCATGCCGTAGATTTCATTCAAATCAATTCCAACTTCCTCAGCTGGAATGAACCATCGAGTTTGCGTATAAACTGGGTTAACCCCTTCTGGTAAGTCTTTAACACTAGCTTCACCGTTAGGACCTGTACCAAATTCACGATAAACCGATTGCGCCTTATCAGACCAAACACGCCCCACTATCTTACCTTCTCCATTTTCTACTACTTCTGTTTTTAAGCTGCCTAAAAGTTCTCCAGAACTGAATTTCATACTGGAAGAAAGCCGTAACTCAGCAGCTGAGCGAACCAACTCAGTGATTTCGTAAGTCGCATCATTCACAGCGTCATTTAAGATTTTAGGCATGGCATTAATTTTTCTTTTAAGTCTGTCCAACCCTTTAATTTCAACTCCCAATATCATCGCTCCTTTCTAGCATCACATTGATATGTGTAGAAAAAGGTTGAATCGACTTAATTCGATAATCAGGGTCACTGTCCTTATCAACATACAGGCAAACGCCGCTGTTTTCATCTCTACCTTCTTTTAGCTCATTGCCTTGATACTTGCATGCTTTCATGCTAGAAAGCTTAGCACCGTAAAGCGTGGCGTTCACAGAGCCGCTTGCGGACTGAACATTCATTTCAAGAGCAATAGGATCAAGATAAATAACTTGATCGTTTCCCTCTTCATCTTGCGTGTTCTTTGGGTCTATCCTTTTCAAATAAACCGTTCTTAAATCACGTTTCATCAGGCGCATAAAAACTTACCACCTTTCCGAGTCGGTAACGATTCAAGCCACGCTGGATATTTAAAGGAATATCTTCAACAAAGGATTGAGAAACGCCACCTTCTGAACGACTAGACTCTCCCTCTGTGCTTTCACGATTAAAATTAATTGTGGCTAACTGTCGAGCATACAGCCACATTGAATCTAACATCTTATCCTGATTCGTATAATCAAGGATGAGAATAACCGCATCCTCAATTAAATTAGTAGCTCGTGTTCCATCAATTCCTAAATCTTCCACAAGCCTTTTAACTGCTTTAGTCTGCAGCTCGTTCTCTTCCATGATTACCTCCTAATGTTATTTATGCTTCAGTTACTGTCACTACGCACTTATCTGTTTTAGAACCGTCAGTAGTTGTGACAGTAATATTTGCTGTACCTGCTGTCAACGCTGTGACTTTACCGTCAGAGTTTACTGTTGCAACAGCTTCAGCATCAGAAGAATAAGTAACAGATTTATTAGTAGCATTGTCTGGGGCAACTGCCGCTGATAATTCTTTAGTAGCTCCTACTTTCATAGAGGCTGTTTTTTGTGAGATAGTAACTCCTGTAACAGCAACTGGTGCAGCTTGAACACGAACAATTTTAGTTTCATCTACGATTGCAACAACATAGTGTTCATCGCCAGTAAATGCAGTGATTTTCTTAGTAATGTCACGATCGAATTCAACAAGAACATCACGTTTTAAGAATGTTTTCATTGCCCCAGGTTTAACTGCAATTGGTTCGCCATCTTTGATTTTTTTAGAACGGACAATCGTCCAACCAAGAACTTCACCAAATGCACCAGAAACAAGAATATTATCCCCGAGTTCAGAAGCACGAGTCCAGTTAACACCAGCTGCTTGTCGCAAAGTTGCAGCATCTTTGTATGAAACAAAAAGCACTCCTTGAGTAAACCCTTGTTCTTCAAGCGCATCAGGCGCTTCAACAAATGTATTCTCTAGTTTGTCAATTAAATCAAGATCAACACCAGCTACTACCGTAAGTTCTGCAGTTCCTGCAACTGAAACAATCTCATTGTCCACTGCAGATGCAATAGACATACGAATTTGACGTTGAATTTCTCCGACTGGATCACCATAACCAGAAAGAACTGCTTCATCAGTAATAGACATCCCTTTAGCAACTTTTTTAATTTTTGCCTCTTGAGTTGTTGTTTGTAGTTCATCCATTTGAATAGCAGCACCTTCGGCAACTACTTTGGCATCACCAGAGTATTTGAATTTAGGCAAAGTAATTGTTGAACCTGGTTGACCAGCAAGAGTTGTATCAATTGGAGCAATTCCTGAGAACTTAATAGCTTTAGGCAATTGAGCAGCTACCATTTGTCCCATAACTTCTGGGTCAACTTGAGAATTCAAGAATGTTACTACATCGCTAGCAAAGCGTTGCAAATTCATTTTTAAACGTTTGTTTTTCATATTTATTTTCTCCTTATTTTGTCGCCTGTTCATAGGCTTTTGGGTTAGTTTTCTTAAGTGCTAGTGCTTCTTCATAAGACATTGATGAAAGGTCAGCCTTTTTAGTTGGGAGCGAACCAGTACCAAGTGGATCATCAACTGAAGCAGCTAATTTTTTGTTTACTGCAGCTTCTAGTGCCTTATCCCACTCCGATTTAAAGTGCTTGACATCTTCAATGGCTTCTTCAGCAGTATTCCCTTGAATACGAGAAGCAAAAGTACTTGGAATACCAATTTCTTGAAGCTGTTTGCCTTTTTCTACAAGCAATTGTTCTTGACGAAAAGCGGCTTTTTCTTTTTCAAAGTCATCTTTTTCTTTTTGAATCAGAGCTTGTTGCCGTTCTTCTTCTGAAAGTTTGGCAAGACGAGCAGCTTCATTCTTTTCTTCTTCCAGTTCCTTTTGCCAACGGCTTCGTTTAGACTTAACAATAGAATCCACATCAGTATCATCTTTAAGCCCAAACTTTTCTTTGATTGCTGCAACTTGCTCATCTGTCAGCTCATCGGGGTTAAATTCAGGAGGAGTAGGTTGGCCAGTTCCTTCTACACCTTCATCACCTTCTTGTCCATCCGCAAAGAGTTGTAAGTTGAGTTTAAGCAATTCACTGCCACAAAGTGTTTTGAATTTCATTGTGTTATTCCTTTCCATAGCTTTTAAAGTGGTTCAATGCTTGCACTTCCGAAGCTTTTAATGTCGTCACGCTTGGACATAAGAAAAGCGCTGTCAGTGACAAACGCTTTGTGTTTTTAAGTAGTTGTTATTTCACGCATAACTGCGAGATATTAGATCACCTCATTTGCTACTTTTAAAATCAACATCTGGATGCATTGATTTTAATTTATCCATCCATTCGTCGTAAGTTGTATTTCCTTTAATATCAAATGTTTTACCAGTAAGAGGGTCAAGTGCCTTGCGAGGTATGTTATTTAGCCGTTCTGAATACATCGAAGCAACTGAACGACACCATGGATGAAAAGGCGGATAAGTCCCATCTGCGCCATTTACAACAGCCTCAGATACTAGAAATATCTTATGGTCTTTGTGTCTGCATATTTGAGAAGTCCGTAAGTCTAAAATAGCCACAATCATATACTTCTCTACGCCATTATCTCGCCACGATTTGAGCTTTGCTTGGTTAGCCATATAATTAGCCTCTGTGCGTATCAAACGCCTAGCAACGTTCATTGAGCGGTCAAATTCACTAGCGATAGCCTTTGCCATCTGAAACTCACTCATTCCAGTCAAAGCTTCAACTGTAAATAGTTGTTCCAATCGTTTTGCTAAGGCTTCAGTATCTCCCCATAACCTTTTAGAGTAGTTACTACCTACCCAACGACTATCAAGTATATTTTCCACAGTTTTTGTGGATAACTTTTTGAACTGATAATCTTTCTTGTTCCAAACCTCTTTGATCACACCGTTCTTTGCATTAGCTTGAGCTTCGCGAATAATTGTTTCAGCACTTGCTTCTTTGTAAGCTTCATCTATCGTGTCAACATAAAAAGATGTTTGCTTATCAAGCTGAACATCTGCAATTTGTTTTGTTACTAGGTAAGACTTTGCTTTTAAATCTTCTGCACGAGTGATTCTTGATTTAAGCGCTAGTCCTGTGAGCCGCTTTTTAGCTTCTCTTTGCAAATCAGGGTTATTGATATCTTTAGCTAATCTCCTAAGCTCAACTAATTCAGAAACAGGAACAGTTTCATTAAGCATTACTTTTGCTTCGCCCTCATCAAGTCCAGTTTGTTGTTTAGTTCGGATAAATAATTTAGCAATTTGTTTTGTTAAATAGGATTGAGCTTGCTTATAAGCCTGTGCTATGACATCTTCAAGCTGCTTTGCACCATCGTTCACCTTCTTTTCAGCTTTAAGCGCTCGTTTTTGCCAGTAGTCAGACATAATATTTACCTTTCTTTGATATAATTCATTTATCAGTATTTATACTGAAATAAACGAAAAGGAGGAACAAGATGGAATTTAGCCACGAACATCGTGCACACGATTTAGCAATTCAAATGACGAATCAATTAATTGATCTTCAAAAACTAACAGGATTCACACCCAACAGTAAAGAGCCTATGGGTTATTTAGATATTTATGCAGAACAATATAAAATAGCTCTTGAGTTCATAAATGAAAATTCTTAGTTTTCTCTATTAGGTTGAGCCTTATTAAACGGAGGAATCAAAGAAAAAGCTGTAACAAGACCTTGTTTCAATTCTTGAATCTCCGTGTCTTTCTGTTCAATACTACTCGCACTAGTGTTGAACAGATTTTTTATTTCCTCTGAATTTCCTTCAATTATTACTTTCATTTTACTCCTCCACTATCACATTATCAGGGTATTGCTCAGCTATTGAAGCAACACCTTCATGAAGCAATTCTAAGCAAACAATCTCCTGTTCAGTAGGATCAAGAACAAAGTAACCACCATCACGCTCAAAAGTCCTACCTAATGCTAAGAGTTTATTGGTTATCGTGATGTATAAGACAGAAATCCCTGCACATACGATATCATTCCCAATATTTGCAAAGCCTGCATGGCCTGTCACTTGATACCAATAAATTTGGTTATTTTTCTTTTTGAATTTGGCTGTAATCATTTCGAAAGACCAACAAGAAATCCAACTGAAAATTTAATAGCTTCATCTTTATCGAATCCTTGTTTTAAGCATTCATCATAAAGAGATTTTCCATTTATAGCAGTAGCTCTAAAAGCTTCTGCCAATTCGTTTTGCTCTTTAGCTGCTCGTTCGGTTAGGAGTTTAGCGAAATCTTCGCCGATTATATTAAGTTTTTCAATAGTTTTATCACTAAGTTCAAATCCCATTTTATTTACCATGTCTTTCTATATTTTATTAAAAGCTGTAATCATTTAGCTTTTTTTGTTTTTCCCACTGGTTTTTTAACTACTTTCTTTTTAGTAGTTGCTGTTTTAGTAGCAGTTTTTGCTTTCCCCTTAGATTTAGTTACTTTAGGAGTTTTTGCTACTTTAGTGTTAGTTTTTTTAGTTGTTGTTTTTGTTTTAGCCATTTTCTTGGTCTCCTTTTTGTTTTGTCTGACTATCAGACTGTTTGTTATTATCTTGATTTTCTTCCTCATTTTCATCAGGTGGATCATCAAGATTAGAGTGGCTGTCTTCTGACTGAACGCCCATAGCTTTCTGATTCATCTCTATGGCCTCTTCTTTTTCCTCCTGAAGCTGTTCAATTACTTCGTCAACATTATCAATGTCAGGTAACCATGAAAGCAATACTTTAAGCGGTAAGATGCCTGCTTGATGAGCCTGTACAATTTGATTAACAATATCAGTTGTATTGATTGGTAAATTAGGTTTTAATTTAATCTTAATACCGCCAATATCAATATTATTGTTGTTTATTTCTAAATAATTGGCAAAGAGAATCAAGCGTTGTCTGAGACCTTTTATCATATACCGCTCTTTAACTGACATAAGCTGTAGCAATCCAAAGAGCTTGTACTTCATTGCTTCGCCTGAGACGTTTCCTGAGAAGTTCTTATCATTCATATTAGGAACATAGGTTACTTTATGAATATCTTCCAGTAGCGCATCACGTAACACAGCTACTGAATTCTCATCCATTTGTTTAGTAAGATAACTAGCATCTACTTCACCAGGTTTAAATGATGTCTGCATCATCTTTTCTTTTGCTAACCTAGCACCATCTCCATCCTGTAAGGTAAACCCACGGATAAAAAGAATTGCATCAACAAAGGCTTCTTTATCGTTTAGGCGATCAGACTGAAGTAAATTATAAGCATCAATTAAACTAATCGCTTGTTCAAAATCTCCTTGTCGTTCTTCGTTATTACGATATTCAATAACTGGAACAGCTTTAAAGTAGTGAGGAACAGCTTTTAATAGCTGATAATCACCAAATCCAATAGAATCCGCTCTATATGTCAATACTCTATTATCGTTATAGTATTTAACAAGATAATAATCGACAGCACCTTGCAGGTTATATACTGGTTGATAATGCACTGCAAATAAAGGGTTAGTATCAATCGTATCATCTGTAACCAAAAAGATTCCACGTGGGTCAATACACTTAATATCAGCGAATACTTTCCCAGTCTGTGGCTCCTGATTCATATAAATTAATTCATAACCTATCCCAAATACTGACAAATCTTTTTCAAGTTCAGTATCATGAGAGACAATATCAACTTTTGTATAAGCATCAAGAATAGATTGAATATCATCACTGCTTGTATAAGCGACTGGATTTCCCACCATAAAACCCACATTCATATCAGTAACATATTTTGCATGATTGACAACAACTTTATTATTAGGTGTTGCAGCATTATCTTTTGTTCGTTTTAAAATGTCTTGCTTGCCATCGTAATAATCAGATAGTTTTTCTAAACGCCAAAAGTCACTTTGGTGCTGATTAATACAATGATTAAGCAATTCAGAAGATGGGTTGTTTAAGTCACCCGCCATCTCTCTATTTATTTTAATTGCCATATTTCTCCTTAATAAAAACCAAAACCTACTTTATTGACTATTTCAGCTGTCTTGCCATTTCTTACCTCATTGGTGTAAATTGCATATCGCAAAGAGTCAAGTACATCATCAAATAGTTTTATTGGCTCTCCCTTTTTTTCATCCCAAACATATTGATAGATCTCATTAGGGAATTTCTCGACTTTATCTCTACAAATAAATAACTTATCTTCCTTAAACCTACGAGCAACTGCTTCAACACCACTTAAACGTGCTTTATCTCCATTAAACGCTTCAATGTGTTCTCGTTTAAACCTGTCAACATGTTCAGGGCGAGCAGAATCACAATAGAAGGGGACTCTTGAACCATACCGCTCTTGAATACCTTTAGCTATATCTACCCAATAGTCAATTTCTTCATGTTGTTTTGCGTGCTCTTCTATTAAATAAGCTGTGCCATCGTCCGTTTCTCCGATAACAACAATTGAACCCCAGTGTTCATACCCCCAGTCAACACCACAATAGAATGTTGATAATTTAGGCAAGTCTTTGGATTGTATATAATGTTTGTTGCTATCAAAGTCTTGATAAACCACACCGTCAGCAGATACCCAAAGTCCTTTTATATCACGGTCATAAAACATACCGCTTGGCGTTGCTGCCTTGATATTTTCACGGTACCTCTCAGATAAGAAAGTATTATCATCTAATTCAAAATGAAAAGCCTTAACATTTTCGTTAGGCTTATCTATATATTCTTTCTTTAACCAATGCTCAGGATTATCTGGGTTAGTATCTGCTAGAATTCTTGCACCATTACCTGAACAACGAGAAACAATTTCAGCAAATACTTCTTGTTTAGCAAGTGAAGCTTCATTAACATATGCTCCATAAGCAGTCATACCACGAATAGCACCAACTCCGCCGATATTCCCAGTGTATGCTTGAACTACTTTTACACCAAATAATTTAAAGTTGTTATGCTTATCAAACTTAGGCTCTATATTGTACATATTATAAAGCTCTTGGAGGATGTTCTTATTGATTGTATTTGATGAAACACCAGCCAAGATATACATTGGCTCTTTCACCCCCTCTTCATCAGCTATTTTACGAACACGCCTTAATTCAAACAAGAATAAATCATTATTCATCTTTGTTTTACCTGAACGCTTAGCACCATGAAGTAAAGCAATGAACCAATCTTTATTTACTGTTTGCTTCAGTACTTCAATTTGTTTCTTGCTATAAATATCAGTTATCATCTACAGCCTCGCTAATTTTCCCAAGCAATTCATCCAGCTTATCTTCTGTTGATTCATCGGCAACATTTTTAATCATCTCAACCCTGAATTCAGCAAGATCAGCATCAGCAGTAACTTTTCTTAATTGTTGCTCAAGAAGCTTGTCGTTATCTGGATATCGTTTCAATATTTCTCTAATCGCTTGCATTCTTGTTTTTAAGTCTGGTGGTTTATCAACCTCTTCTACGCCCATTGGCGTGCTCACTACAACACGTTCAGTTATTTCGGCTCTAGCTATACTAGAAAGCAATTCAACGGCCTCTTGTGCGCTCATAATGCGTTCAGAAGCAAGCTGTTCCATTCGTTCATCAATATATTTTTTTAAGTCAGGTTTAGTAAGGTTTTCAGCTCCCATCGACTTCGCAGTCTTTGGACTATAACCAGCTTTTATTGCTGCTTCTTTAGCATTCCCTAGCTTAATATATTCATCGCAAAATCTCTTTTGTTTTTCAGTAAGTTTCATACCTCCCTCCTATCTTATTTATAAATCCAATAATAAAAGGCTGCCCAATGGACAACCTATAATAAAATATAATAGCAAGTCAGGGAGTCGAACCCTGACAAGCTTATGAAGCAAATTCAACCTTACTTTTCCGAAATTTGTGCTTTTGCCTTTTACTTCATGATACAAGTATATCAGTAAAAATGAGGAGTAACACTCCAATTTCGTGCCTTTTTCGTGTCGTTTTTATCCCAATTTGACCCATGCTTTCAAATGAAATAGCCAATATGAGGGTTTATATCTTTTCTGAATCGGTAGTAAATAAACTTCGCTTTCTTTTCTGAAATCTCAATACCTTCATTATCAAGTTCCATCATTACTCTGTACCATGTAAAGCCACCGTAACCACAGTGTTTTAGCTTGATTATTTCTTTTTCCTCCTTGATTAAAGGTTCGTACCACAAGCTGAATTGGTACATCAGATCTTTGAGTTTGATGTATTCCTCATCACTCTCAAGCTTTTCTTGGTCAATAACATGGCTTAGTTGCTCAGAACCACCAGAGTAAGCTGTACGAATGCCTAAGTTATCTACTTTTTGCTTATAAAGATATCTGCTTTCAATTGATTTTATTCTGGCTTCAAGTCTGCCATTAACGTAATCTCCAATAATTCTATCTAACTTATCTGCCATTCATCAAATTCTCCTTTTGTGGTATAATTAAGTTAGAAATTCAGTTGCCGAAGCCCATTGCAGTGGGCTTTTTTTGCGTTCATTCTTTCCCAAATAAATAGAGAATCATAATTAAGACATAAAGAAATCTCCTTGTTTCAACTAACCCCCAATTTCTTGAAATGTAATCAAATATGAGGTAAAAGACTGATAAACAAATTGCTCTTATTAGTCCTTTAATAATCTTATCTTTCATCTCCACCTCAATCTATATGTTTATCAAGCCATTTTTCAGGGAACACGTTCTCTGACTCGTCAAGGTCTGAGCGGTTGATATAAATACGGTTTCCAAATAAGGTTGAAGCCATTCTCTTCCAGTCTATCTCGTCGCAACGTTTGCAGATAAGGAAATGCTTGATATGATAATCTTCGCAATATCCCAGTTCCCACTTATGCCCGAACAGCTTACACAAAAGTTTCATTGGTTGTCCTCCTCAAATACTGATTGCAAATATTCATCTGAATATGGACACCAACCTTCATCATCAGTCATTTCTTTTTTTAGTTGCTTCCAGTTTGAAAACTGACCAATAATAGAATCGTGGTCTCCACACGTCTCACAAGGAGTTTCAATTTCTTCTAATTCTTCTTCTGGAGTATCTTCTGGCATCAGATAAAAACCTCCGTCCAAATGATTTTCAATTACCCAATATTGTTTCATTCCATCCCTCCCCACCAGTCATTGACCAGCGATATTAGTTTGTCGGTATTTCTCCATAACTCTTGGATACTTTTCTATAAATTTTAATTGTTCTTGGTGCAGACGTTCCGACCAGTGGAAAAGTCTATCCATTTCTGCTAAAGCACTCAACTTTTGGTAAGTTTCTTTAATGTAAAACTCTGCATTCCCTACTGATTTCCAATACGCCGATGTTCTGACAGAGTTCCCATTTTCAGCAAGTTTATGTGCTTTAATATCCGCATTTTCTGTTTTTGTCATCAGGCTATCAATTTCTTTGAATATAATTTTCATCAACTTAATTTGGTAGTTCTGCACGATTTCCTCCGCTGTCATCCCTCCACCACTTTCACTAAATCAACTCCGAGGGCTTTGCTTGAAAGGTAAGCGACAGCGATATTAACTTGATTTTCATCTGGCAATAACTTCTCTAGCCGTACTCCAATTTCAAAATCCTCTTCCTCCGCTCGATATAACAAAGTCCATATATCGCAACTCTCTTGTTCTTTGACAAATCCATTAAAAATATCATCCAACTCATCCGCAATGCTTTTCGGAATCGTGAGCTGATTCCGCAGAGATATTCGTTCAATCTCTTTTTGTAATCTCAGATTTTCAGCAAGCAATTCTTTTTGTCTATCATTCATCATCCCCTCCAATCGCTGCGAGGGCATCAATAGCAATCTGTGCATCTTCTGTTGGTAAAAATTTAGTTGTTTCTCCACTGCTAAAATATTCCATACTCGAAGATATTTCTGTCAGTGCCTTTTTCACAGTGTTAAGCTGTTCTTGGAGTTTGTCGTTTTCTCTAATAGCAGTTAAAGATTCTTTGTGAAGTTTTAAGAATTCATCCGCTGTCACCAACTGCATTTTTTCATCTATGATTTTTTGAACCGTTTCTTTTTTATAAGGCAACAAGTGTTCTTGGAGTTTTTCAACCGAAAGTTTGTCAGTGTGAGCTGAAAGTGCCAGCTTTTCAAGCTTGTCAAATTCTTTCATAGGCATTGTGACAGTCAAAGATTCGCTTTTATCAAAATTACCAGTTAAAATATCTTCTGATTCACTATACACATGGCCTTTTTCTATCGATTCTTTATATCTTCTAGCTTCTTCTCTATAGATTTCTTCCATGCTTTTTCCTGAAATTTCAGTCATTCTCACACCTCCCCAGTGCTACCAAATCCGCCTGTACGCTCTCCGTTTGCGTTGTCATCGTCTGTTGTAAGGTATTTGACAAATACCCCTTGCATAATTCGTTGACCTTTAGAAATGGTTACAGGCTCTTTTGAGATATTCATAAACAAGCCTTTGAATTCATTAGGATAATAATCTGAATCGATAATTCCTACTGAATTAATCAATGCAATGCCACGCTTAACTGGATTGCTTGAGCGGTCATATAATTTCAGTACTTCGTCATGTCCGAGTTGAACAGCTAGACCTGTACTTACCATTTTTATTTCATCAGGTTGAATCATAACTGTTTCGCTTGCTGAAATATCATAACCTGCGCTGTGTTCTGTCGCTCGTTCTGGAAGTGTCGCATTTTTATTTAGTTTTACAAATTGTCTTGTCATTTTATTCTCTCCATTTTAAATACTGGTTTAGTTTCATATTTTTTATAAATATTTTTCCGTCTAATTTCATATTCTTTTTCCAGAGATTTAAGCTCATCTTCTAAAAGATTATGCTCTTTGTGAATCATCCATTTTTCACAGCGAGGACACCTTGAATCATCAATCCATGCTGTGGGTTCATTGCTAATATAACCACAATAAGGACAAGTTATATCTTTGTAGCAAGGGTCGCTCATTCTCCGTCCTCCACAGGCACAGCAAACTGCCAGTAACGCTCGTCAATTGACTTGATTTCTTGTTCGGTAAATTTTAAAGCGTAATTTTTTCCATTTGAAAATTCTACAATTGTTCCGTTTTCGACTTTTGAAACGAATATTTTATTTTTCAGTCCATAAACGTTTGGTAATTCAATATAGAACAGCTGCGGTTTTTCGACTTGATAGCCGTCTAGCCATGCACGCATATAATCTTCTTGGTGTTCAGAAATCCAAAATACAATATTTTGTAGTTTTTCTTCTGTAAATCCAGTTTCTCCGTATGTTTCTGGATTTTTAAGTGGTTTAAGGTCGTTAGTTTTTAATCTTTCTATCCATTCCGCCACAAACTCAGGCACGACTGGCAGGGCTTGCTGTGGTCTTGCGTTATCAACCAAAGTTTTGACACCTAAGTTTTCAGCTATCAACCGTTGATTTTCTCGTTCTAATTCTTCAATATACTTATTTGCAGCATTGATTCTGCGGTCAGCTTTGTTAGCATACTTTTTCCATGTATAATCGAACTTATCCAGCTCATCAACGGCTTTTCTCAAATTATAAAAGTCTTCTGACGTGTTCGTTTTCTTTGGTTTTTCAGGTAATTCAAACTTAGTCATTTTTCGTGTCCTCCAATCCGTTAATTTCCTCTAAGCTTTCCCAGCCTATGTTGGCTTCGAAACTTTTAACATCTGTATCTACTTGCGGTAAAGATGGATCTGTTTGCATATAATCCCACCATTCAGAGCCGTCATATTCCCCTCGTGTCATGATGAAACCATTTCCTTTAATCATTAGGTTTTGTGCTATTTTTTGACCGCCAAAACCATTATCATAATTCGTTTTTTTCATCAAATCGAGCGCTTTATTTGTATTAATTTTTGTCTCTGAACTACCAATATATTCAATATCGGCAATTGTTTTATCGTGGATTTCTAAAATCGTGACTGTTTCATCATATAAATTCGTCATTTCCTACCTCATTTCGTTTCGTTAACAGCGCTATCTGATAAATCTTTAGTCTGTTGTGCATCAGTCACGGCTTGTGATAGCTCGTCAGTTTTTTGTTGAGCTGCAGCCAGCTTTGAGTTCAAGTCATTGACTTGTTGTGCCATATTCGCCTTATCTTGGTTCGCTTGATTTAATTGTCTAATAACCTCTTCCTTTTGCTGATTGAGTGCGTTCAGTTGATTTTGATAGCTAGCAGCTTGATTTTGCAAGTTTGAATTATCTTGGTTAATTTGGTCTTTCAACTGGTTAATTTGATTGTTCAATTGATTCAGTTGATCTGAATATTGCTGTGAGCTATTATTCGCCTGTTTAAGCTGTTCGTTTCGGTCTAGCAAGCGTTGTTTCAAGATAGAGATGTTCTGTTGCACAGCGACCATATTTTGATGTCCTGCCCACGCATTAGCTGCATAAGCTCCAAAAGTTCCTGAGCCAAAGATTCCTGCTGCGACTACTGCTGTTGTGATTAATTTTTTATTCATTGTTTTTTTCCTAATTCTTTAATTTTTTTGTGGAAATCTTCCTGCATTTCCTGGTTAAATTTATTCTGGCTGTCTAATTCAAATTCTTTTTTGGTTTGCTCACTTGATATATTTTGACTAGCAAGCTTACTGATTCTCCTAGCTTCATTTCTTGTGTCGTAATATCCCATAACTCATACCTCAAAAATAATAGGGCTGTCAGTGCTATACCTCCTAGAGGGCTTCATTACTCTACCGACTGTATTAAGTTCCTTGCTGCAACACCCTAGTGGTTATTTATCCATTTATTATTTTCAGCGCATCTTCAACACTTCTTGCAACTCCTGCAAGGGCGCCGTTTTCTTTAACCAACTTCATGAAACTGTCCTGCTTTTCTGATGTCCGGCCTTTACCATTCTTTACTTCTATGAAGAAAATCTGTCCGTCATTACGAAAGCCAAATAAATCACAGAAACCTTTGGGAAGACCTGTATCAAACCAACGGCCATCTTTCATCTTTACACGGCCTACGTTTGCTCTAAAACACATAATTCCTTTTTCAGCTAGAGCTAATCTAATTTCATTTTGTGTATCATGCTCTGTTTTAATTCCAACTGACAAAGTTGACTTTTTTTCTTGCACTTTCTATAGTCCTTTCAAATTCTTCTGGCGTAAAAACATCCCGCCCTTTTATTGTTCCAACAATGGAGTATAAATCAGAAATGTCTTGATTATTTTCAAATGCCCAACATGCCGCTTTGAATAAATCATCATTACGATTTATACTGCTTCCAGTTGCTACTCGATCAAACGCTTCTTTTCCTGCATGATTACCAGTTATCTTATTAGGTAGATACTCGGAAAAATAATTAGTAACAATTTTAGGTGGCCTAAAAATTTCTTTTTCAAATTTTCCTTTGTACACCGGCAATTCTTTTACTGCTTGTAATACTTCACGGCCAACTGATGGAAATATTTTCACATAATTATTATCATTAGCTTTGATATCAATACCATCCAGTACACTAATTTTTTGCGAATAATCTATTCCGTCCTGTTTTCGGAATAATATATGCAACCCACCACTTGTTGTTTGTTCAATATAAGTGTTTTTAGCATTATTTAGAATTTCTTCTTTATACTCATAATTAAATAATGAAGAATAACCATCTAACCCTAGATTATGATTATCATTTGTTTTTAAGACAGATAATAAATCAGCTCCAAATATATGGATCATATCCTTAAGTTGTTTAGCTAATTCTTCATCCATGTTATGAGTATCAATATCAATACACCATATCCCTCTCATCAATAGAGCGATATCGCAATTATCCCAATTCAAACTATTAATAAATTCTTCAGTAACTGGAATATCTTTAAATTGAGTGATTGGTGTACCTGTTTTTCTACTCAATGGAATGACTTGATAGCCTTTTGATAAAAATGAGAGTGCTGTTTTAGTCGTCATATTTTTTTAATTCAGTTGTGTAATAGTACACTTTAATAATTTCGTGACCTTGAATAGCAAATACTTCAGTATCCCGAACATGTACTACCTCATTATCCATACAATTAAGATTTTTAATATGTGCGGCAAATTCATTGTGGATTAGGTTATAAGCGAATAATTCACCGTCTTTTTTTATACAGTCATTAATCATTTGGGTCACTTCTGATTCATCAATATATTCAACTTCTAATTCTTCTTTTTTCATTATTTATTTTTTCCTTTTTCCTTTTCAATTTGTAGGTAACAACTTAACTAACTACTCTGTTATAAAGAGCTAGTTATATCAGCGTCCTAGGTTATTTCTGTTAATTTCACCCACCCCATACCCTTACACTCTATATATAAATAAATTAACAATCCTTAAGTCATATTAGACTATTAACCAAGTTTTGTTTTTTAGGAGATGCGTAGTGTTGATATCACTGAGTTTTAAATCTTTGGTTAATCATTAAGACATCAGCCAGCCTTTTACCTAATCAATTTACAAATTTATTAAATCTTTCTTTATTTACAATTCGATAAGCTGTTTTTAAATCTCCCTCTACCCACTTACTAAAACTTTCTACACCTATTTCCTCAAGCGCTTTTCCGATAGCTCTCCTATTTTTTCCGTAAGTCTGTTCAAAGAGCGCCGCGACATTTGCATCTCTCACAACATAGTCAATCTTCATTAGAGAATTAACCAAAGCAACTTGAACATCATCCAAATCAATGTCATTGAACACTTCAACATTTTTCCAAATGTACATTTGCTCTAATTCGTTAAAGTAATCCAACGAATTTAGTAAGAAACCTATACATCCTGAAATATCTGGGTTCTTATCTTTTGTTGTAAAAGCATCCCAATATTTTTTAAAGATTCGTTCCCGTTCAATATCCGTTTCGTTTTTAGGACGATCCTTAAATTGAATCAAAACTTTACGACCATCCATTTCATCAGATAGCGCAACGGTTCGATTTGTATCAACACATAACACGCTTGTTAGATTAACAAATGATTGATTTTGGCCAATCGCCCTAGCAACGTGAGTTTTCTCGGTTGCGATAATCTTTAAAATACGCTCGGTTGATTCACCTTGAATGTCTCCTTGCTCAGTTGCCAGAGCCATTTCACCACCAGAGAACATTGACCATGCTTGTAAAGCTTCAAAACCATTAGATTTTAGTGTGTCAAGCTCCACATCAATCTTGTTAAACAAACCTGAAAGCGTTATGTGTCTGAGCCCTTTCCCCGTCCGTACCCCAGATTTTGAGATAAAGAAGTTTGTTTTAGCTCGTACCCCACAAGCCACTTGTGCAATGTAATAGGCTTGGAGTTTTGCATTACTTAGACTATTTTCGTCATTGATAACATAATCTAGAAATTCTTTAGCTATCGCTTTACTATCAATAGCTACTTCTAAAGGAACTGGGTAGTATTTGAAATAACTAACATTTTGTTTAGGGTATTCTTCTAGAACCTCATTCTTTTGGAGGTCAATAATAAAGTCTTCGCAAGCTATTTGATAAGGCTCAATAAATTTAATAGGTCTAACGTTAAGTTTGTTGTGAATTCCCATGAGAATTTCTAAGATGTGAGCCGACTCTTTAAAGCCATACTTGGTTTGTAAAGTGAATTCATCTAATAAACGAAACTGCTTAAAACGTACATCGTAAAGCTGGCTATTTGAAAACGTGTAGCTCCCGATAAGATAATCGATAACGAGCTTTGCGAAAGCTGGAAAGTTTTTTTCTACTTTGTAGTAAATATGAGGTTCATCGCCCTTGGTTAAGCCAACTTCTCCATAAAAGAACTCGTAAGTTTTTACACCATTTGTTGTGATATACATAATATCTTCTTCAGCAACCCGCTTCGAATCATTAAACAAGTGAACCAAACCAGCGCTATCAACAACTTTAATTTTAAAAAGTTGTTTCTTTAATTCAGCTTTCATAACAGATTCTCCGAAATCGAATGACCCCCAATCAATTCTGGTAGTCAAACGATCCAAGTTATCGACAATATCGTTGATTTCTATCATTGATTCTCCTTAAAATGGTAAGTCTTCTGGCTCAAGGTTTTGATTGTTTGAAACGGGTGCTTTTTCTTTCCATGTATGATGACAGTCAGGAAGATCAGTAGGATTCATATAGCGCACTTTTGGATTTTTCTTACCGTTATATTCTTCAAGCTTTACAGTAACTTTAGCTGTCTTACCTTTAAAGTCCGCAAGGAAGGCTTCAAATGATTCATACTGTTTACCCTCGGGAATACCCAGTGCTTTCGCTTTCCCCATTAAGATACCGTTGTGGTATTTACCGGTCGAAGTGAGTGGGTATTGTTCATCCCATAAGTGTGCGTTTTGTTTTTCTTGTTTAACATCGTTGCGAACCACAAAATCAATGACGATACGTTTTTTACCATTAATATTTGGTTCTTCTTTGGCATCAAAGACAATCATTTCATAAGGTTGCTCTTTGAATTCTGCGTGTTCTTGTACTTGTGAAAAATCTGTTGTAAATGCCATATTTAATATATTCCTTTCGATTGTAGCCATTCTTTGGCTTGCGATATTTGATAATTTGATTTTCCTGTAACTTCAGCGATTTCTTCAGTCGATGCTGAAGCCCAATCAGATTTTGCATAGAAATAAAGGAGTTTCATTAATGGATTTCCTTTATTTACTTTCGCTCTAGCTTGAGCAATTTTCCAGTTCTTTTTCAAATCAGAGCCGAATTTTTTCTCAGATAAAATTTTTAATTTTACCTTTTCTTTTTCAATAAGTTCAAGCTCTGCTTCTAAACGTAACTTCTCGCGTTTTTCTTCAATGCTGAAATCATGACCGCATAAGTTACACATTTTCTGTGATAATGGCCACATTGCGGAGCATTCAGGGCATTGTTTAGCTTGAACAGTATTTTTTTGTCCTTTCTTTTTCCATCCACCTTCAAAGTAACTTTTCCAATCATGATGCGTATCAGGTAAACCATGTGTATCCCAATTCATCACATTATCGATGATGATTGCAGTTTTTCGAGGTTGATAACGCATAGAGCGCATGGATTGTTGTAAGAATAGAACAAGTGACTTAGTGGGTCTGCATAAAATGGTGACTGTACAGTCAGGTACATCGAAGCCTTCAGAAATCAAATCTACATTACACAGAACTTTTATTCTGCCTGCTCTAAAATCTTGCATGAGCTTATCTCGCTCTTTCTTAGGGGTTTTAGCATCAACGTGAACCGCTTTTATGTCAGATTCTTGAAACTCCTTAGCAAAGCTCTGAGAGGCTTCTACAGAGTGTGCGTAGAGAATAGCTTTTTGACCGAATGCATGCTTTACATATTCGTGTACAACGTCACCAAAAATTGTTTTTCCTAACGCATCATCAATAGACTGGTTAGAATAATCGCCGTTTTTAATACGTAATTTTGAAACATCAATAGAAGGAAGACTGTAATACTGGTAAGGGGCTAATCGCTTATTACTAATCAACCACTCAACGGTTTTTCCTTCAATCATAGTGTCGTACGTATCTTTGAACCCATCTCCTGACATCCTCCAGGGAGTCGCTGTAAATCCTAACCTTGGTACATCATCGAAAAACTGATATATTTTCTGATAGGTTAAAGCTTTTCCGTGATGACCTTCATCAGTTATGATGAGAGTTGGTTTTTGTAAATTAGCTAACCTATTTTTAGCCTTACCGACCGTTAAAAGTTCAACTTGATTTAAAGGTACGCCATGAACTTTAAAACTATTAGTAATCTGATCAATTAATTCTTTGCGATGCACTAGAAATAAGACACGACCTCCTTTTTCTGTAGCCAACTTAGCTATTTCTGATATAACTACTGATTTCCCAGATCCGGGTGGAGATACAATCATCACGTTCTCATGAGCAATATGTTGTCTCACTTCGCTGATTAACTCTTGCTGGTAGTCGAATAATTCATATGCGATTAGTCACCACCTCCGCTCTTACGTTTAGATATCATTTTTTTGACACCTTCGTAAATACTAAAAGCTGGAAGATTCATGACATCTTCAAGTTCTTGCAACTCTGTGACTTCTACTTGCCCTAGAGACAACTTACCATTGGGGGCTAACTCGCTAAAATAAGTCTGCAGTTCATCTAAGTCATCATCATTTGCATTGCTCTCATCTAAAATACAGTCGAGTAAAGTATTGATTTCCTCAAAATTTCCTGAGTAAGCAATAAGATCTACATCATTAACCAACTCGCTCATCATATTTCCAAGTATCATAGATAGACTACGAATGGTTAAGTTCTTACGAATTATTTGAGATATGATAAGGTCCATCAATTCATATCTTGATTGTTCTTTTGTTTTCATAATCTAGTCCTCTGGGTAAAATCCGATAACATCTGTTCCGTCCATTTGTGTTGTATAGGTCTTATAGCCTTGCTGTTCCATGAACTCCTCGAATAATCCTTTATTTTTTTCGAGCTTGTTTATATCGCTCATTGCGCTCATGACATTTACAGTAAAAGTATTCAATTCCCAACTATGGTAATCCCAAAGAAATTCAAACACTTCTTCACTTTCTGCTATAGGTTTTCCCTTAGATAAATTCTTAACGGCTCGGCTTGTAGAAAACCAATCTTTCACTTGGTATTTGTCGCCATCGTAGATTTTTTCAGGAGGAAATATTTGTACGAGTTCTTCAGGAGTCAGTCTCCCAATGAGCGCCATTGTCATCTCACAAAGTTGAAAGTTATTCCAAACTTTGCTGATATATTCGAATTCGCTACCGGAAGGAACTTTTCTTCTCTCATCAAATGTTGCGTTTAGTCCTTTAACAAGTGCAACTATTCCTTTTTTCATTTCATTTCGTGAAAGAGAAGGTTTTTTACTCAGTTTTTCAATGGTTTGATACATAATCCGTGTCCAAACCTCATCGTAGTTATTTATTTTTTTCATTCTTCATCCTCAAATTTCCAAATTTCTTCCTGCTTAGCGTACTTGGCATCAGAAATCTGGTTCTTAGCAAACGTGCTGTTAGATGGCTGCAAGATAAAACCACGATTTCCAGTTTCTTCACTAATTACAAGACGACCTACAATGTT